GAAACAGGCGAAGACTATAATAATCAGATAGCCGTTAAACGTGTAAAAGAAGGCGTACAAGGCATTTTAAACAAAGCGCAAGGCTTTCCTATAGATAAAATTTTATTCATCGGCGGAAACGATATTCTACATATAGACACACCTAATAGAACTACGACAGGAGGAACGCCACAGGACACCGACGGAATGTGGTATAGTAACTTTCTAATAGCTAAACAACTTTATGTAGATATATTGCTTCAACTTATCGCAGTAGCTCCAGTGCATTTCACTTTTAATCCTAGTAACCACGATATGATGTCGGGGTTTTTCTTGTCAGATGTCATAAAAACGTACTTTAGGAACAATAAAGAAATTACTTTTGATTGTTCAATGGCGCATCGTAAAGGCTTTAAGTATGGAAAGAACCTTATAGGCACAACGCACGGAGATGGCGCAAAGAAACAAGACTTGCCGTTGCTTATGGCTACGGAATTTCCTAAATATTGGGCAGAAACTAAACACAGATACATTTACACGCACCACGTACACCACAAATCAAGCACCGATTTCTGCGGAATCACTTGCGAATCACTTCGTTCACCATCGGGAACGGATTCCTGGCATCACAAAAAAGGATTCCAACACGCACCACAAGCCGTAGAAGGCTTTATACATCACCGTGAAAACGGACAAATAGCAAGGCTTACGCATTTATTTTAAAGTTTTTTGTTAATAATGTAACCTTTCTTGTTAATAAGTAGTAAAAGTTATTATATTTGTATACACAAAATAATTTAACACTATGAAAAGACAGGAAAAATTAGAATTGCTTTTAGAAATCGAAGAAGCAATACAACACTTTGAAGAAAGGATTGATTCCACCGCTTGGTCAAATGAGTTTGGCTATGGGCAAGAGTTTTGTTCAATGTATGAGAAAAACACGCACAACATAGAAATATATGAAATGTGCATAGACAGACTTAACGAAAGATTCACTAAACAACTAAACACACTTAAATAAATAGATTATGAATAGCAAAGAATTTTTAAAAGAAGCAATAGTTTTTACTGTAGGAATTGCAGGAATGATTTTAATAGGAATTTTAACATCTATAATAGTATGAAGCCAGAGATAGAAATATACGAGAACCAAGACGAAATAGTAGAATTCGGCGTTGGCGATACTTGCTTCCGTGTTTGCATAGAAACAGAAGGCTATTGGATTGACGAACCAGACGGCTACAATTCTTTTACAGATCAATTAATGTACAAAGAATACTACGTTAAAGATATTTATGTAAAAATTGATACTTTAGAAATTGAAGGCGAGCTGCTTTATACACCAGAAGAAATCTGCGGAGAACTTGAAAGAATATTAAACATAAACTAAAAAAATGAATGATCTATTTAAAAAAGAATGGTGGGATAGATTCGACAACAGTCTATATTTTGATTACTTACTAAACAGAGAAGAAATGCTAAAAAACTACAGAGTAACATACAAGCAATACAAAGGCAGCGACACAAGCGCACCTGTAAGCTATGCGATCAAATACATTAAGGCACAAGATAAGCACGACGCAAGAAAGGCGTTTACGCTTTGGGAAGGCTTAATTATCAAAATTGAAGAAATATGAAACTAACAGAAATAATTTACTGCGCACTAATTACTTGGATATATGGAAGACTTAATTAAAAGTATTATAAAGAAAGACGGACTATCAAAAAAATGCAGAGCCGCACACCTTGTAAACAAACGAATATATCTTTTTAATTTCCTACGTAATAACGGATATAGTTTTAAGCAAATAGGTAATTTGTTTAATTTAGGACACGCAACAGTAATACACGGAATAAAGCGATACAATGCACTTAACGTAACTAACGACGCAATGCTACAGGTTGACACAGAACATTACGTAGACAAGTTGAAAGACGTAAAGGCAGCGGTTATAAAATATAACCTAGAAAAAGACGTAAGAAAAGCAACTACGGTTAGAGATTTAGACATAATAAAAAGAAGACTAACGAATAATTTATACGAAATTTAATTATATTTGTAATGTTGCTGGGGCAATCAAAGTTTTTATGTGTTACGTTAGTAAGAGACCCCAGCCTCCGAAAGCGTAGCACATTTTTTTTATCAATAAATTATGAATATTCTAAAAGAAGCAAACAAAATTGTAAACGAAAGAGCAGAAGAAAAAGAAAGGCAGTATGGCAATTTTATTACTTGCATGCAAAAAACGGCAAGACTAGCCTCAGAATTTTCAAATAAAACTATAACAACAACAGACGCTTATAATGTGTTAATTGCTTTAAAAATGTCAAGGCAATCAAATACTCATAAAGAAGATAATTTATTAGATGCGGTTGCATATATAGGTAGCCTTAACGAATTTTTAAATAAAAAACAAAATGACTAATATTTTTGAAAACCAATACAAACAGCTTTTAATGCGTACTTTATTAAAAGGTGAATTAACTGATAATAGAACAAAAGAAAAAACATATACCCTTTTTAATCAAAATTTTAATATTAATTTAAAAGATGGCTTTCCTATTGTTACAGGTAAAAAAATATTTTTTGAAAAAGCTTTGCATGAGTTTAAATGGATTTATGAAGGTAGAGTTGATTTAAAATACCTTAATGATAATAACATTAATTGGTGGAATGAATTTGCGATTAATAATAAATTAGGTAAAATATATGGTTACCAAATAAGAAATTTCAACGCTCAATTTGACCAAGTTAAATATGTTATAAATGAAATAAAACAAAATTCAAGAAGAGCAATTATAACTTTATGGAACCCAACTGATTTAAAAGAACAAGCATTGCCTTGTTGTTATACGCAACTAACTTTTGTAAGAATAAAAAATAAATTAAATATGCTTATAAATTTTAGATCTTCAGATTTGTTTTTAGGGCTTCCTTATGATATAATATTTGCTTCTTTATTTTTATTTACAATTGCTAATGAATGTAATTTACAAGCATCAAATATTGGTATTAATATAGCCAATGCACATATTTATGAAAATCATGAAAATCAAGTACTAGAATATTATCATAAACCAATTTATGTATTACCAACTTTAAAAGGTAGTTATGATAATTATAAAATTAAAAATTATAAATCAGGCGAGTTAATAAAAGCAAAATTAGTATTATGAATAGATTTGAATTAATAAGAAGATGGGCAAGTAATAAAGGTATTTATGAAAAAGGAGACCCAAAAACGCAAACACTAAAACTTGTAGAAGAGTCAGGTGAGTTAGCAAAAGCTATTTTAAATGATGATCAAGACGAAGTAATAGATGCTATTGGAGACTGCGTTGTAGTTTTAACAAGTATAGCACACATGAGAGGAGTTACTATTGAGCAATGTATAGACGAAGCTTACAAAGTAATATCTAAAAGAACAGGAAAAATGAGTAATGGAACTTTTATAAAAAACAAATAATGAGAACATACAAAGCAAAAATAAACATTGCAAAAGACTGGATTAAAATTGATACAGGGATTTTAGGAGAAAAACTTTTTGATTACTGGTTTAATTTAAACTTTCAAGGAGAAAAACTTTTTAAACAAAATGCTGATAGAGACTACGAAGGTATCGATTTTGCAGACGAAAAAGGATATACTTACCAAGTGAAAGCAACAAGAGCCCGCTCTTTTACATTTAATTGTTGTTTAGACGATCTTTTAGAGCACTTAACTGCTAACTTGTACGTTTTTATTCAGATACATGGAAATACTGCTTATATTGAAAATATTTACACAAAAGAAGATATTCTTAATTTAGCAAAACAAAGTTTTAAATCAGATAAACAATGTTTCGTATATTCAAAAGATTTATTACAACAAAAATTATTTTAATATGATAGGCTGGGTTAAATTACATAGAAAATTTTATGAGTGGGAGTGGTATGATAAATCTGAAACTGTACATTTATTTCTGCATTGCTTATTAAAAGCAAATCACAAAGACAAATTATACAGAGGTGTTTTGGTTAAAGCTGGTACTTTTTTAACAAGTAGAGATTTGTTAAGTAAAGAATTAGGCTTAAGCGTAAGGCAGGTTAGAACTTCTTTAAATAGATTAAAAAAGACCAGCGAACTGTCTATTGAAACAAGTCCGCAAGGTACTGTTATTGAAGTTGTTAAGTACAAGCAGTATCAAATAGAGACCAGCAAAGTGACCGGTGATAGACCAGTAATAGACCAACAACAGACCACTAACAAGAATGATAAGAATGAAAAGACATATAGAAGCTTCGCTCATTTGTCTATGTCTTTAACAGAATTTAACAAGTTAGAAATAGAATACACTAAACAACAAATAGACGAAGTAATAGATTCGATTCAGAACTTTGCAAATAACAAGAAATACAAATCATTATATTTAACGGCTAAGAATTGGCTTAAGAAATTACCTAAAGAAGAAGAAGATAAATTAATAACAAAAGCTAAAAAGTTGGGATATGCTTAAAAAAGGACAACAAACAAAATACTTGCTAGACTACAGAGATGGCAAAATTAAACAAGGTTTAGAGATAGGATGCGAACTAGACAACAACATAGTATTTAAGCCTAAACAACTTAATATAATTTTAGGACACGACAACGTTGGAAAATCTTACTTCGTTTTTTTCTACTTTCTTACACTTGCGCTTAAACACGATTTAAAGTTTTGCTTATGGGCAGGAGAAAATAGCTACGGGCAAATCCTGCGCGATATGATACAAATGTACACAGGCATTCCTTACAAGCGCTTAAACCACGCACAAATTAGAAGCACGGCTACGTTCCTAGAACAATACTTTGACTTTATAGATAACTCAAAACTATATAAGCCTCACGAACTTCTGGAGTTGTTTAGGCAATCGGATGCGGATGCCTGTTTGATAGACCCGTATACAGGACTAGACCGAAAAATGGGTTACGAAGGCAACTATGAATTCTTAAATATGGCAAGGCAGTTTGTAAACGAAACAGGAAAGACAATTTATATGAATACGCACCCAACGTCAGAAAGCGGCAGAGGCGGAAACATATTTCCTACAGGTCATAATTGGGCAGGACATTTAAAGCCACCAATGGCAGCTCACATTGAAGGTGGCAAAAGCTTTTTGAATCGCTGCGACGACTTCATAACTATCCACCGACTAGTAAAACACGAATCAATGAAATATGTAACTTTGATTTCAGTAGACAAAATAAAAGACACGGACACAGGCGGTCAACAAACTTTGTTAGAAGAATATATATTTTGCGAATTTAATAGAGGTTTAGGATTTGAAATCGGCGGAGTAAATCCTTTAAAAGAATTAAGATGAATACACTAGAAATACTAAAAGCAAAGATTAACTTAAAAACTACGGTTCTAAAGTTTCGAATTTCAATAGAAGAACTTGAAGAAAAACACGGACACAGAAAGGACTTAATAAATTCAATGAAGGAAAGCTTAAACGACTTAGAACAATTTCATTCTGTATTTAGAGAATTTGAAGACGAATACTATTTAGAATGTAAATCTAACTTAAGACATCAAATTATAATAGCAGAACAGAAACACGAAATAGACAAGTTAAATAAATTAGTAACTAACTTACACGAA